GCAAATCACACTGAAAAGGACTGCACGGTGATGATAAAGCTCATCAAAGGTGTGATATCCGTCAGAGACTTCCCCCTGCACAAATGGTGTAGAACGAAGGATTATCTTTCCGCAGTCCTTACACCGCCACACGCTCCGTTTGCCTCCGGCCATATTGGTTTCATCTGCGGTGATGTTTTGGATAAATTCAAGCGGCTTGTCCAGATGTTTGCAAAAAAGTTTCATACCGCCCCCGCCTCCTGCCACGCTTTCCAGATTTTCGGGCCTTGAATGGCAATCCAGTCCACAAGTTCCTCGTTCTTAGACCACGCCACATCAGGACTTAGTGCGCTATCTTCAAGGCCACTCTCACTGAAAAAGGCGTGAACAATTTCGTGCCGAATAGTCTCTTTCTGCGCGGCGGCGATAGTCTTAGCCGGTTCGTGCTCCCAGCCTTTGTATGCGGACATATCACAGACCACAATCTGCTTTGTCCAGCTATCGCAGTATCCGTCGATGGAGCGCCGCTCAAAAACCTCGTCCTCGTCATACTTCCTGATGATGATGGCGTACTCCGTACCCAAAATGGTTACTTTCTGTGTGTGCATGGATAACTCCTCACTCTGAACAGCGGCGCGAAGGCCGGAAGATTCCCCAGGTACAGACGCAGCGCGTCCCGCTTCCGATTTTTGATATACTCCACGTCAGCGGAGGCCAGGGAGGCGGCGCGGTAGCTTCTGCTCCACCCCCCTACCGCCTCACTGGAGACGGCCTGATCTCCGCTGAACGCCCCAGCAGTCATGATCTCCTCATCCAGCAACGCATCAGCAACGGCGCAGGAAGCCTTTTTCACGGCATCCATCTGCCAGCCGTCCACGGTATCGGAGATTCCCCTTGTCGCAGCCCTGACGTGGTCGGAGGCCCGCTCAGACAGCCGGGGGAAGTCCTCTTCAGAAACAGCGTTTCCGAAGTAGGTGTTCAGATAAAAATCATAGTCTGCGTATGCCATCCGGCGGGCCTCCTCTCTTACTTGGTCCGTGTTTTCTGAACGTTCTCCTCTGCGGCCAGGGCGGCGGCGCTCTCCCCTGCGACCTTGATAACAGCCACCTCGTCCATTCGCTCATAGGAGGGCAGTACGATCTCGGAGGCGAAGATATTGGTGTTGACGGGGTGCTCCTCGATGATCCTGGTGATGGCCACGCCGGTATTGACCAGTTCCACCTCCGCCGTGGGGGACGCGATCAGGTCCGCTTCCTCCGGCGTAGTGCCGTACCACGTGCCGCCCAGGTCCCCGGCGGGGATCATCGCCACGTGGCCATCCGGCACAAAGGCGTGTGCAATGCCGCTCTCGTCCTTGTACTGCTTGTCATAGATGGCGATCTGAATGCGGGATGTGCCGCTGACCACGTTTTTGACCTCGTCGTCCGTCAGGTAGCCCAGGGTCAGGCCGCTGGTGGTCAGATACCGCTTTTTTACCGCCTCTGTCTTCGACAGCATATTGAATGTGGCCGTGTTCATCACGGCGATGGTCAGGTCGGTTCCGGTATTGCTTCTGATTTTGTCTTTTGCCGCCTTGAACACCGCAAAGGGGTCCGCTGTGGCGGACGCGCTCCACAGGTCCGCGCCGGACAGCTCGATGTAGTTATGGGACTTCCACGTCCCCTTGGGGTCGTAATTGTAGACATATTCCATGCCGTTTGCCCTGATGGCGATCCCGGCGTTGCCGTCCTGGGGGAACAGAAGCTGCATGATCATCCGCTCCGGCACCACGTTTGCGCCGGCGATCAAGGTGTTGGCGTCATCAAACACCCGCTCAATGACAGCCCGGGCGTAGGGGTCGTTGGAATCCGCCACACGCAGCAGCTCCTGGCGGTCCTTCTCCCTGATCTTGAATCCCTCTCGGAAGAACGGCATCTCGGTCTCGATCTTGCTGAAGCCAATGCGGTCCCGGAAGGTGGCCTTGGCGTCAAAGGCGGAGGGCATCAGGGACACGGGCAGGCCCTTGGAGCCCTTCAGCCAGCTCAGGTCAAGGCCGGCTTTTTTCTTTGCGGGGAACAGCCCCACGCCCAGGTAGGGAATGCTGTTGGAGGCTGTCTCATTCCACTGCGCCGCGATGGCTGCGGGGGTAAAAAACGCTCTCAGGTCCATATGGTCCTCCTTACTCCGTGTCGGCGGCGTTGACGCCGGTGTTGTCGCGGAGCACGATCCCGGGGACCGCCGTCTTCAGCGCGGCGGCGTCATAGGTCACGCCGGAATGCTTCTCCGCCTTCTCCTGGTCGATGATGCCCCGGACCACCAGGGCGGCGTTGGGATTCTCCGCCGGGTCCACGTCATACAGCAAAATGCCGTTGGCTGTTGCGGAAGCCGTCTTCTTTCCCTGGATGGTCATGGGGGTCCCCGCCTTGACAGCATCGGTCTCGGTCACTGTGAACGGGATCGCGTCAAAGTCGTCCGCCGCGAGGATTTCAACGGTCCCGCCCACTTCTGTCGTTTTAAACTTCATTGGTCCGCTCCTTTACAGATAATTTTTCAGCACATTATTGGTTGCTCCGGCGCTGGCCGCTCTGGCAGCGCCCATTTCCTTTGCGATCCGGACATTCTCCGGCACATCCTCCGACGGCTCCCAATGCCCGCCGCCGCTGCCCGACCCGGTGACGAACCTGGGCGGGGCCTTGTCCGGCGCAAACGCCTCCGGGTCCGCCTCCCTCTGGGCCTTGATAAAGTCATCCAGGCCGGACAGCTCGCCGTCCTTCAGCTCCAGCTTCTTCTCCTTCAGCGAGGCGGTAAAGGCCCGCTCCGCGCTCTTGGAGCTGAATTTGAGCCCCTTGCCGGTGATGGCCCGGGCGATGGCGTCAGAATAGTCCCTGTCCGCCAGCTGTGTGCGCAGGTCGCCGGTGTCCTTCTCGTACTTGGCCTGGAGCTCGGTGAGCTGTTTCTGCACAGCGGCTGCGTCGCCGTTGGACTTTTTCAGCGTCTCCAGCTCCGCATGAGCGGCGGTAAGCTTCCCCTGCGCGTCCGCAAGGTCGGCTTGGGCGGCGGTGGTCTTGGCCTTTTCCTTCCCGATGTCCGCCATGTTCTCATTCAGAATGTTGTCAATGGCGGCATCCTCCAGGCCCAGGTTCTTCAAAAATTCTCGTGTCATATGCGCTCCTTACAGCTTCGCTTTTTTCGCATGGGTCGCGTCCACTGCTGCCCCGTAGTTTTGCGACGTCGGGCCGGTCAAAGGTTGTATAAAAACCGCATGAGCGGGTTTTACCAAAAGAAAAAGAACCAACCCACCGAGAACACCTCGGTAAGTCAGCTCCATTCAGCTCTTCTCGGCGAACATTTACGCCGTGGGAACAATATCAAATTTTCAACCGTTTTCGCTGTATTGTTTGAACAACAATATTGCCGTCCTTGTCTTTCAAGACCTCCACCCGCAGGCCATTTGAAACGGCTGTTTCAATGGCCTTGACGGTCTTTTCATCCATTTTTCGCATCTCCAATGACTTCAATACGGTCAATCTCGTCCTCCGTAAACCCAATCAGGAATCCATCTTCACGCATGACGTCAAAATCGAGGACTTCATTATCATCATCGTCATAGTCATAGCTAAATCCGAAGAAATTGCCAACTGTAACGTCTCCATCTGTAGCGTAAACCTTTATTTTTTTCCCAAAGTAAATATCTGGAGCAGGAATATTCATTTTGTCCGCCTCCTTGAATTCGGAACAGCATGAACACCGGTTTTGCTGTAATGAATTGTGATGCTTTTCGCTGGTATTATATCACCTTTTTTGTTTACTGTATAGCCAATTTCTTTCCCAGTATCAATAATTTCCTTGCTCCTACATTCAAGTCCACGTGTAAGTTCAATATGACCACTTCCGGCCTGTTTATTGATGATCCTCTGCAATTCATCCTGTGATATCGTGATAACGCTACGCCCTGGAAGGGCTGTTCCCATCATGTGCCGCGCCTGCTTTTCTGGATTGATCGTCAGCGGATAGTCGCCCCGGCGGATGGCTTCTCGGATTGGTGCTTCCGCATCTCGCAGGATTTTTAGTTCCGCCGCTTTCTTTGTAGACGCATCATCCACATAGGAAACTTTCATCCTCTCCCGCTGCTCCGGGAGGCCCGCCGCCTTGCTGAACTCGCTGTATTCCTTACTCAGCCGCCGCAGGCGGATGTTCGTTGCCTGGGCCTCCTCGGTTAAGCCCGCCGCCTCGAAAGCGACCTTGCGGCGTTTCTGCTTGCGGACGGTGCGCTCAAGCCGCCTCTGCATCTGGCTACATTGGTAGGTATCATATGTTTTCCCTTCATATGTAACTTTTGGCCGATTCTCGCTTTTCATGGAATCCAACTCAGTTTTTGAGTAGGTTGGCTCCATAATACCTTCAATAAACGGCCAAAAGCTATGTCGGCAGTTATCTTTTCTAAGCTCCGCCAATACCGGCCACGTTCCCGTAGCCGCAGACCTCAACAAAGTCTTCGTATTTGGCGTTACTCATTTTAACCACCTGCCTCTGTTCTGCGTGTGTATTGGTTCTGTTAACGCTCGTTCAATCGACCATCCACGGGATGTAACTCTGCGAGAAATTGTCCCTCTTGTAAATCCAAGGATTTCGTCCCATTCATAAAATGTATGTGTTTCACCATTGAATGTAACGACCCTATTACTTCTCCTGTTTAATGCTTGTTCTTTTACACTTACCCACCTGCAATTTTCTGGCGAATATCCTTTATCGTTGTCAATTCGGTCAATAGTCAAGTTGTGTCTGTACCCGTTTTTAACTGCCCATGCTCTGAATGCTGCAAAATTTTCTCTCCACTCATTGCATATCTCGATGCCTCGCCCGCCATACCTATGGTAATTTCCGTCATTCGCATCATAGCAGCGACGCCTCATACCGATCCAGACAGAATATAGTTTTGTACGTTTGCCTTCCCGCTTTGCCCCACCATGTGTTGTATGAGCTTCTATGAGATATTCGTGTCGATAGCACCCGCAGCTCTGAGAAGACCCGTTTTTCAAGTTTGTCCCTCTGACAGTTATTTTGGCCCCACAGTCGCACACACATTCCCAAAGAGATGTATGGCCTGTTTCGCTCCTCCCGTCTGGCCCAATCACAGTCAAGCGTCCAAATCTTTTCCCGGTCAAATTTTTCTTCAATTTTTCTCCAATGTCTTTTTTTGCACACCCGCAACTCACCGTATGTCCATTTGTAAGGTTTCCGGTCTGGACAATGGTCTCTTTCCCGCAATCGCAGATACATTTCCACTTGCTATTTCCAACATAAGAAACAACCGTCAGCTTACCGTATCGCTGCCCTGTTCTGTCAACAAAAGCTCCCATAATTACCGCCTTTCGTAATTCGCCTTACTAAAGAAATTGCCGGCAGGCGGCAAGGCAACCGCTTTTCGGGAGCTACCCTATCCGGCAATATAATTTTACCACAAACATCACGAAAAATCAATGTTTTTGATTGATTTTCTTAACGTTTCCACCGATAAATCCCGCCTTGCCACGATTCATGATTAACAAAGCCCATTCCCGTATTCCGGGCCCCCAAGTGGGCTGTGACCTCCACCAAATCCGTCTCCAGGTAGTCCATGGACTGCTCCCGGTATTTCTGGTTGAGCTGGTTGACGCCGGTCATCACCGCGCGGCGGACACAAACATCCAGCTGCTGTATGCCACCCTTTTCGTACTTTACAACGTTTTTGACTGGCTTCCCGTCCTTGTCGAACGCAACACACAGCCCCCGGTCCGCCAGCGTCTTTACCTGTTCATAGATCGACTGATTATAGCTGATGGCCCCAGACTGTATCTGCATAAGCGCGTTGTCCAGCGCCCGCTCATACACCTTTGCCGGTTCGCTTACCATGAGCCGACCGCCCTGCACGGTCAGGAACCCCATAGAGCCGGTTATATTCTTGTATGCCCCCCAGGTCTGGCGGCGGATAGCGGCGATGTCAGCCTCATTTACAAGCCTATCCGGGGCAGTCACACCGGCAAGATCGACCATATCAGTATAGTATCGCTGATTCCGCTCCACTACATCGTCCAGCAGCTTGTCCAGATTTTTCTCGCCGATGCTGGTGGCTTCGGCAATGGCCTTTTTGATGTCCTCCAGGTCAATGCCGTGGGCGCGGAGAGCGCGGATATCCTGCACCGTGACCTCGTTGAGCTGGTCCGCGATCCTGAGCCGGGAGCATATTTCTTCCAACAGCTTTAATTCCAAGTCCCGGAACAGCTCCGCAAGCTCCTCGGGGATGGCATCAAGAATCGCCGGGCTAAATGGATATTTCACTCTTTCTTCCCACTTGAAATGGCACCCTTAATCAAGCAAATAATAAGCCAAACCCCAGTTGCGGAGGCAAGAGAAAATTGCCAAGAAAAGCAACGGCAGATTAACCATATAATTCCAACGCAAATCGCCCAGCTTAATGCATAAAGCAGAGCAATCAACGCCGC